CTGACTGGACACCCGAAGAAGACGAAGCTTTCAACGATGTTGAAAAGCACAGCAACCTTGGCAAGCAGATACTGCGTGACATGGGACAGCCGTATGTGTACGCACCCAAGCGTGAGTGGGTGGGGCTGACGGATGTAGAGATCGTGGACATTATGGATGTGGAGTTAACTACGCAAAACACTGAGCACTTTGCACTCTGCCAAGCCATTGAAGCCAAACTCAAGGAGAAGAACACGTGACACCAAACACAATTGAATTTAAAACCACAAGCAACACATTGATGGATGGTTGGGTGATGCGTATCACAGCAGATAGGCGCATTGAAGTTAATGAAGACGTTGATGTAACTGAAGCCGCAAAGCAGGTGCTAGAGGCTATGCAGTGGATGATTGATAATCAGAAGCGCACATGGGTCGACCTGACCAACAAAGAGATCGGTGAGATATACCGCGCAGGGTGGGCAAACAACATGGACTACGCCGAGGCGATTCAGAAAGCACTAAAGGAGAAGAATGAGCGCACCATATGACACGATCTTATCGATCGACTTCGAGACCTACTGGGACACCAAGATAGGTTACACACTAACCAAAATGACAACTGAGGAGTACATACGCCATGACTTATTTCACGCGTTTGGATGCTGCGTTCATGAGTTCGGATCTGACAGCCCAACTACGTGGGTTAGAGGAGATGGACTACGTGAATACTTTTCTGGAATCGACTGGGGACGAACCGCAGTGCTTGCGCACAACGCACAGTTCGATGTATCAATTATGGAGTGGCGATACGGTGTACGCCCATGCTTCATCTTCGATACCCTATCAATGGCGCGAGCTTTACGTGGCGTGGAAGTTGGAAACTCACTTGCAAAGCTCGCCCGTGACTTCGGGCTTCCAGATAAAGGTACAGCGGTTCATTCAACTAACGGAGTTCACGAGCTGGAACCCAGCCTTGAACGAGAACTCGCTGAATACTGCAAGCATGATGTGTTTCTGTGCGAGGAAATATTCAAACGGCTGGTGGATGCCTACCCATCGAAGGAACTACGGCTTATAGACATGACCCTCAAGATGTACACCCGTGCATGCCTTGAGCTTGACCCCAACATGCTGACCGACGCCATACTAGACGAAAAGGAAAAACGTGAAGCCCTATTACAGAAACTCGGCGTGGACGAAACTGCTCTGGCGTCGAACCCGCAGTTTGCTGCACTACTTGAGAAACTCAATGTGGTTCCGCCAACCAAGACAAGTAAGACGACTGGGAAAGAGACACTTGCCCTCGCTAAAAACGATGCCCTATTTCAAGCGCTACTCAATGGTGAACGTGAGGACGTTGCCCTACTTTGTGAAGCGCGTCTTAAGGTTAAATCTACCACTGAGCGCACCCGTGCACAGCGCTTCTTGGACATCAGCAAACGTGGCTCGCTTCCAGTTCCGCTTTCGTACTACGGTGCACAGACAGGCCGCTGGACAGCGTCGAAAGGCTCGGCCATCAACATGCAGAACCTCAAGCGAGGCTCGTTCTTACGCAAAGCAATTATGGCTCCCGCTGGCCACCAACTCGTCGTTGGAGATCTATCGCAGATTGAGCCGCGAGTACTCGCGTGGCTTTCAGACTACACGGACATGCTGGACATCTTCCGCGCTGGGGGTGACCCTTACGCCGCGTTCGGTTCGCAGATGTTTAACATACCCGGACTTAGTAAGGAGTCTCACCCCGATCTTAGGCAGTCAGCGAAAAGCGCGCTCCTTGGCTGTGGATACGGTCTTGGCTGGGCGGCTTTTGCTTCACAGCTTCTCACTGGATTCCTTGGGGCACCACCACAGCGCTACGACTTGGCCTTTGCAAAGAAGCTTGGCGTTACTCAACAAGCAGCGCAGAAGTTCTTGGAATGGGAAGTCAATGTCGAGAAGCTCCAATCCATACCGCACACCTGCACAACCAAGGAGCTAGTCATCCACTGCCTTGCGGCCAAGGCCATCATCGACAAGTACCGCGCTACGGCTACGCCTGTCGTGGAGTTCTGGGACTTGAACACACAGCTTATCGGTGAGTGTCTGTACAGAGGCAAGACGTACAAGCACAAGTGCCTGACGTACCGCAAGGGGGAGATTGAGCTGCCCTCTGGCATGAAACTGTTGTATCCTGACCTCAACATCAGGCGCTTTACAGACGAGAAAACAAATAAAGAGCAGACAGAGTGGACATACGGGCCAGATCGTACTAAGATATATGCAGGAAAAATAACCAACAATGTCACGCAGGGCGTAGCGAGATGCGTGATGACTGATGGGATGGTACGTACTGCAAAGAGATACTTTGTGGCGGGGACAGTACATGACGAGCAGATCGTTGTGGTTCCTGACGCTGAAGTAGCTGAAGCTAAGACTTGGGTCTTGGCGCAGATGACTATGGAGCCGCCTTACATGCCGGGCATTCCATTGGACGCTGACGGTGGCGCGCACCGTAGATATGGGTTAGCAAAAAACTAGGAGAAGCAATGAAGTTACCAACCAAGATAAGAGTTGGGCGAAGGTGGTACTCAGTCGAAGTAGTCGAAGCCATGCTTGACAAGCGTGACATGGGGCGGGTCTTTTACCATGACCAACGCATCCAACTAGGTCGAACGAGTAACACCACAGGCAGGCAGTTCAAACCAGAGGAGATCGCAGATACCTTCTGGCACGAGGTTGTACACACAATTCTGAGGGACATGGGCGAGCACCGCCTCAATGCCAACGAAGCGTTTGTCACCAAGTTTGCCAACCGACTCACCGAAGCCATTAACACAGCGAAGTTCGAATGAAAAAACAAGCATGGTCACACAGCAGTCTCAAAGATTTTGAAGGCTGCCAACGCAGATACCACGAAGTCAAGGTCTTGAAGAAGTACCCCTTCCAAGAGACTGAGGCAACAAAGTACGGCAATCAGGTGCATGAAGCCATTGAACTCTACATCAGAGACAAGAAGCCAATACCGCCTGAGTATGCGCAGTTCCAGTCTGTAGTGGACGCCATGCTTAAGAAGCCCGGAAGGGCTTTGGCTGAGTACGAAATGGCGCTGACTGTTGACCTACGCCCTACCAACTGGAAGGCTCCCGATGTTTGGGTTCGAGGCATTGCCGACATCCTGATCGTAGATGACGAGAACCTTACAGCTTGGGTGGGTGACTGGAAGACTGGCAACAACAAGTACCCCGACAGGGATCAGCTTGTGCTCATGTCGCTCATGGTGTTCGCGCATTTCCCGCACATCCGCAAAGTTAACTCTGCGTTGCTGTTCATCGTCAAAGATGATATGGTCAAGATGCAGATGACACGAGACCAAGCCGAGCAGTTCTGGTGGAAGTATCGTGAGCGTACTGCGCGTCTTGAAGCATGCTTTGAGACGGGTGTATGGAACCCCAATCAAACCCCACTTTGCGGATGGTGTCAGGTCACCGGATGCGAGTTCAACCCTAAGCACTAAGGAAATTTATGTCTTATCTCCACCCAGATGATGTTATTAATTCGTGCCCAAGCATGTGCCATGTCTGTGGCCATGTTCTACGCTCCGGCGATAGTGCCATCGTACATGATGGGCGGGTACACACCAGTGCGGATAACGGCACTGAGTACGGATCAATTGGATTGCACACAGAGTGCGCTACTATTTTGGCAATGCGCTTAATTGCAGATGTAATGAGGCATAGAGGCGTTAAGCATGAGCCTCGTGTAGTGCTAAGCCTAAGCAGAATTCGTAAAGCAATTTTAGAGGACTGACCATGACACAAGTAAACGGCAAGCGTGACTACAAACACGCATACAAACTACAAAAGAAAACAGGTGAAACAGCCGACCAGATCGAGCGTCAAAAAGCTCGTAGAACCTATGACAAGAAGGGCATTGACCGAGCAGGCAAGGACATTGACCACATCAAACCTTTGCGTGCAGGCGGCAAGTCAACGACAGGTAACACCCGACTCCGTAACAAGAGCGCTAACCAAAGCGACAACGGAAAATAATAGCTTGGAGAAGCAATGGAAATCGTAGAAGACAAAGCACTTATCTTACGCACAAGGAACCCGCACAAGTACTCAATCATCCCAAAGAGCAAGGCCATGCCCCGTGCAGACGGTGGCTACGATGTCGCTGTTTACTGGGGTCTTGACGAAGCGCGGGTGTTGCGTAACCTAGGTGTTAAAAATGTGCCATCGCCGATTGTTCGGCGCTATGACTGGCCGGGGCGTTACAAGCCCATGGCGCACCAGATCGAGACTGCATCGTTCCTCACGATGTACAGGAGAGCCTTTGTGTTCTCTGAGCCCGGTACTGGCAAGACACTGTCTGCGCTCTGGGCGGCTGACTACTTGATGAAACTCAAGAAGGTGCGTAGGGTTTTGATTCTGTGTCCTCTGTCGATCATGCACAGCGCATGGATGGGGGACATCAACAACAGCGTCATTCACCGCTCTGCCGTTATCGCGCACCATCCGCAAGCTAGTCGGCGCATCGAGATGATTCAGCGTGACTACGAGATCGTCATCACCAACTACGAAGGGCTCAACCTGATTGCGGATGAAGTGCGTAACGATGGCCGCTTCGACCTAGTGATTGTTGACGAAGCCAACGCGTACAAGACCATCACCACACGCAGATGGAAGTCGCTCAATTCTATCCTTATGCCGAACACGTACCTGTGGATGATGACTGGTACGCCTGCATCGCAGTCGCCTGTGGATGCGTATGGTTTGGCCAAGTTAGTTAACCCAGAGGGCGTGCCCAAGTTCTTCACAGCATGGCGCGATCAGGTGATGAACAAGCTAACGATGTTCAAGTGGGCTCCTAAGTTTGATGCCAAGGAGAAAGTGCACGAAGCCCTGCAACCTGCGATACGCTTTACCAAAGCACAGTGCCTTGACTTGCCGCCTGTCATCACAATGACGCGTGAAGTACCGCTGACCCCACAGCAAGCCAAGTACTACACAATGCTCAAAGACCGCATGCTGGTGCAAGCTGCAGGTGAGACGATCACCGCTGTCAACGCCGCCGCAGGCGTATCCAAGCTACTGCAGATCAGTTGTGGTGCGGCCTACACAGACGACAAGGAAGTTGTTGAGTTCGACTCAGCGCCCCGCCTGTCGGTGCTTGAGGAAATCTTGGAGGAGACTGATCGCAAGGTCATCATCTTCGCCCTGTTCCGAAGCACCATCGACACGATCAGTAACTACCTGACCAAGAAGGGCGTTGTCAACGAGTGCATTCACGGAGACATATCCCCAAGCAAGCGCGGTATAACTATCAACCGCTTCCAGACCGAGCCAAACCCCCGTGTGTTAGTGATGCAACCAGCCGCTTCTGCCCACGGCATTACGCTGACTGCCGCTGATACTGTGGTGTTCTATGGCCCGCTCATGAGCGTTGAGCAGTACATCCAGTGCTGTGCCCGTGCTGACCGCAAAGGGCAAGACTCAGACAAAGTTACTGTGATTCACATTCAGAGTAGCCCGATTGAGAAGAAGATGTTTAATGCGTTGGCTGGGAAAGTTAGCGATAACTTACTTTTGACTGACATGTTTGAAACTGAAATTAAATCTTGAAAGGGGGTTGCAACGATCGAAATTACATGTAAACTGTCCAACCTTAGACAACAAAATAACAGGAGAAGCAAATGGAAGAAGAAGCAGTACCGCTCGACAAGTTGGTAAAAATCTACCGCAAGTTGCGCACGCGTTTGACCGAGTTGACCCAAGAGTACGACACCCAAGCGGAAGCACTCAAGGCACAGCAAGACGAGATCAAGAACGCTATCAAAGACCAGATGAAGGCCATGGGGGTCACATCTGTACGCACCACCGAGGGCACGGCAGTCATGTCCGTGAAGACTCGCTACACCACACAAGACTGGGATGAGTTCAAGAAGTTCGTACTGGCACACGAGGCCGTTGAACTTCTGGAGAAGCGCATTGCGCAATCTAACATGGCTCAGTTCTTGGAAGAAAACCCCGGGGTCGTACCGCCCGGACTCAACTCAGCATCTGAGTATGACATCTCTGTACGCAAACCTACTTAATTGGAAAACAAAATGAGTAACATTACTATGTTCAGCCCCTCAAACGTGCCCTCATTCGCTAAGAATGCAGAGTTATCCGCAACCACTTTGGCTCTGGCCGGTAACGTGAACGCCGGTGGTGGCATGAAGCGCGTCTCCATCAAGGGCGGTGTGTTCCGCCTGCTCTCAAGCGGCAAGGAGATCGCCTCGATTGAAGACCGCCACTTGGACGTCATCATTGTGAAAGCCGCCCCCAAGGTCAGCCGTATTTTCTACGCTGGTGGCTACGACAAGGATGCGGCTGCAGCCGCCCCTGACTGCACCTCTGGTGACGGTGAGAAGCCAGATGCAGGCGTTCGCAACAAGCAGTCCTCAAGCTGTGCCACATGCCCACAGAACATCGCTGGGTCAGGTACAGGTCAGAGCCGTGCATGCCGCTACCAACAGCGCTTGGCTGTGGTGTTGGCCAACAACCCCGAGGGTGATGTGTTGCAAGTGACTTTGCCTGCGACTTCTATCTTCGGCAAGGAAGACGGCGAGAAGCGCCCATTGCAGGCATACGCCCGTTACATGGCGGCTCAGACTCCTCCAGTGAACTTGGACTCCATCGTGACCCGTATGAAGTTCGACACCAAGGCTGAGTCTCCCAAGTTGTTCTTCGCCCCTGTGCGTTGGTTGACTGAAGATGAGTACGATACCGCGCAAGATCAGGCCAAGTCTAAGGACGCTGAGAAGGCCGTGGCTGTTACCCCTGCCTCTGCTGATGGCGTAACCGCCCCTGCACCTCTGGCCATTGAAGGCAAGCGTCCCACCACCAAGCCTATGGGCGAGATGATGGACGAAGACGAGGCAGAAGCCGTGGCCGAAGTCAAAGCCGCCAAGCCCAAGAAAGCCAAGCCTGTTGAAGTGGAAGCCGAAGAGGAGCCCGAAGTTCGCAAGGCTCCCGCCAAGGTTGAGTCCGTGCCTGCCAAAAAGGGCAAGCTGGCTGACATCGTTGCTGATTGGGATGACGAGTAATTAAAGGTTTCGCTAGGCCGCAGTCGGCGGTCGCATTGCGTGTGCCGGGGGGCTCCATCCTCGTTAAAAAATGACTCACATGCACACGACTGCGTTTCCCGTTCTGCGTGTCCTAGCGCCTAACACTATGGCCATTATTTTTCCTGCAAACACAAGAGGCATGACTGCTGGCGCTATGCGCCAGATTAAACAACAGGGTTACACCACCGCCGCGGGTGGGTGGCACGAAATAAACCATGTGTATGGAATGGCTGCTGAAGGCAGCATATACCTTAACGAACGCGAACCATTAGGGAGATTTATGTCAGCACTAGAACAAACTGCAGAAGACGCCAAGGCATTGACAGACGCGCTTCTTAAAAGCACACACGCCATGGTTGAACAGGCGCGTGAATCAAACAAGCAACTCAACGATGTGAACGGCAAGATGCGTGACGGGGCTGAGAAGCTTGGTCTTGCAATTGAGAGGTTCAACAAGGTGGCAGGCAACACCAACTTTGCCGAAACAGCCAAGCAAGCTGAGTCGCTTGTCAACAGTCTGGAGCGCCTAGCCGCGCTAGAAGCATCGGGCATGTTGGAAAAAGTGATGAAGGCTATGGCCAAATAACATGGCGTACTCACAAAAAATCATTGACGACGTAGCGAAGACACCCAAGTCTCTGGGCAACCAGCTTGGGCGTTGGGCGATCCATCTTGACTTTCCCGTCACGAAGATTGCCTATGCGCTTGGCGTCTCTCGACAGACTGTATACAACTGGTTTACAGGCACGGAAGTGTTTGTGGCCTATCGTAACCGCGTCGAATTCTTAACCAAAATAATGCAGACCTCTCGCACAGCAGACGAGGCATGGAGAAAAATATGTACGGAATACAACCTAGATCCCTCACCACGCAAGAACTGATTCGGTTTTGCGCTGAACTCATAGAACTGCCCGCAGGCATGCCCAAAGACTGGCAACACGAAGTCCTGCGTCGCTTGACGGTGCTGGCTCCGCCTGATGAAGCCCTAGTTAAAGACGCTAAACAGCTCGACCTGTTCCAGTAACCCAACCAAGGACTTCAATGACCCCGCTTGAGTTTTTAGCGGTTGTTCTGCCGCCGCCAGTATTTGGCAACTATTGCGTAGCAGAGCTTACTAGGACAAAAGAGCACGTCTTTGTGGACTCGCTCGATCAAACAACAGCGCACATCAAGCGCTGGCACGACAACAAGTGTGACGTTTACTTTGCTTTGGCCACCTTTAGCGAAGACAACAACCGCACTGCCGCCAACGCTCGGTACGTTAAATCCCTGTTCATCGACATGGATGGGTATGCCACGAAGAAAGATGCCGCCCTTGCGCTCAATGCGTTCTTGGAAAAAACTGGTCTTGATGCTTTGGGTACGCCCTACGTGGTGGCGTCTGGTGGCGGCTTGCACTGCTACTGGCCACTGCAGGAGGCTTTGCCTATCGACTCATGGAAGCCTGTGGCCGAGAACTTTAAGCGCTTGTGCAAACAGGAAGAACTGGCCATCGACATGACTGTGACGGCTGATGCCGCCCGTGTCTTGCGTGTGCCTGAGACTACCAACTTTAAGAAGAAGTACGCAACGCCGCGCCCTGTGCGCATACTGACTGAAGGCGACGTGTTCAACTTCGACGACATAGCGGCCATCATCAGGGAAAAGCTTGTCGGTTCGGTCTACGAGACGCAAGCCCAAAGGCTTGACTTGCCCGGCTCCCGTCCTTCGGCTGCCTCCACTTCCCCGACCAGTGTCAAACTCTTTGAGAACAGCGTAACCAAGTTCAAACCAATTTGGCTGGCCACGCAAAACGATCGGGGTTGCAACCAGCTTGCGCACTACGTTGAGCATGCTCAGGAAGAAGGCATGGAGCCGATCTGGCGTGGTCTTCTGTCATGGACTAAAGTCTGTGAGGACGGCAACCGTGCGGCTGTGTGGCTGAGCAAGATGCACCCGTACGAGCCAGAGCGTATGAACCAGAAGCTACAAAGCATCAAGGGTCCGTACCCCTGCATTAAGATGGATAGCGAGAACCCCGGTGTATGTCCGTCATGCACACATTGGGGCAAGATCACCAACCCGCTGATCCTTGGTCGTGAGTTGGCAGTCGAGGTTGAGGAGAAAGAGATTGAAGTAGCGCTGTCTGCTGAAAGCTCGAGTTCCTTAAAAGAAACCATCAAGGTCATGCGCCCAACACCACCACGCGGCTATGCCTATGGCGCAAATGGTGGCACGTTCATGGAGCGCACAGTAGAAGACGAAGAAGGCAACAAGGCCAAGAAGCAGGTCATGTTGTTGCCCTACGAACTGTTCGTTGTTGACATCCTCAACAGCAACGGGGATCACACAGTGCACATGATAGCGCTCAAGCCTGAAGGTGCAGTGAACGTGACTATGGCTCAGAAGGCTGTGGTCAGTAAAGACGAGACAGTCAAAGCACTGGCTAGTCAAAACATCGTGGCCGCTTTTGGCCACGGCAACGATAAAAACCTATTTGAATATGTGAGGGCATGCGTGGAAGAAGCTAGCACAAGCAGACCAGCTATAAAGGTCCCTGACAGCTACGGCTGGCAGGCAGATAACACATACGTCTATGCAGGGCGTATCTTCAGTAAGGGTAAACCCCCAGTCAAAGTCCCGATGCCGGGTCTTGAGAACATCACAGTAAACACCGAACCCAAGGGAACCATTGAGGCATGGCGTGACTTCATTAACATGCTGATTGCCAAGAAGATGTGGGGACACCTTGCTGTGATCCTTGCCGGTGCTGGGTCGCCATTCATGCGCTTTACAGGCATCTACGGCATGACATACCACTGCGCATCAACTGAGTCCGGTACAGGTAAGACCTTGTCTCTGGAAGCTGCAGCATCTGTATGGGGACACCCGACCCACTACCGCACAGGCAAGAGCACATCTCCTGTGGCCATGCAACAGCGCTTGGGTTTGCTCAACAGCCACCCACTCATCACCGATGAGATCACCGCCAAGAACCGCGCCGCTCCTGAGTGGTTGCCTGAGTTCTTGCTTGATATGACCGAAGGCCGTGGCAAGGAGCGTATGGAGTCTGGCTCCAACAAAGAGCGCTTGAACTTGTCCACATGGATGACTACCTGCCTAATGTCTTCCAACACCCACGTTGTGGACTACCTGACTGGCGGTCGTGACCACTCTTCGGAAGGTGAACTGCGCCGCTTGCTTGAGTTTACGTTTGAGGAAGCGCTGGCATGGGAGCCCCATGAGATTGAGATCATCAAGTCCTTGCAGTACAACTATGGCGTGGCTGGCTACAAGTTGGTCGAGTACATGGTTGAGCATGTGGATGAGTTCCCAACATCTGTACGCGAAGCAGTAGCCGCCATGTACACAGAGTTCAACGCCACCAACGATGAGCGCTTCTGGATGGCTGGTATCGGAACCGCAGTCCATGCCCGCAATGCTTTCAAAGCCGCTGGCATTGTGGATATCCCCCTGCGCCCCGTACTGAACGCTTTCAAGAAGGTCGTGGCATCTATGCGCGCTAGCATGAAGCACAGCCTGCGCACTGCTGAAGATGTGCTGAACTCCTACACTCGTGACAGCTACGGCAACTTTGTGGTGATTAAACCCAGCACTGGCGGTCTCATGGCTGAACTCGGTAGCGGTCAGATCATTGACCAGACTATCACACGCAACAAGATTCTTGGGCGGGTGGAGCACGGCATAACGCCCGGCTACATTGACTACTTCATTGAGGAGACACTGCTCAAGTCCTATTGCGCTTCCATGAGTTTCGGTTACGCTTCATTCAAGCGCCAGCTTGAGGATACGTTCCAGATCGAGTATCTTAGGAAGAACATGACAGCCAAGACCAAAGGCCCCGCCATGCGGGTTCCTGCAATGCGCGTCAGGCGTAAGATGGACGAAATAGATGAAAGTATCATCAATCCACTTCCCGTGGGAGAAACTTGAGAAGGGGCAGGGGTTCTTTATCCCCTGCCTAGACCATGCCGCCATGCGTGAGCTTGGCTTAAAGAAAGCAGTCCTTTGCCGCATACTAGATGCCCGTGCTATCACGGGCATCCACAATGGCTTTACTGGGGTACTGTTCTATCGACCGCCCCGCGCATAGTGTCAGCGTACCTGATTTTGATCTTGCGAATCTCATCAAGACGTTCACGCTTTTGCTCAGGGGTCAGGTTGGATGCACGGATGGCTCTCTCGTACTGGGTCAACTCTCCCATAGTCGATGTGAAGTCGTGTGCAATCTCTCCAGCCGCATACTCATTGGCTTTGGTGTTGATGAGTTCCAAGGCCTTGGCCTTTTCACCGCGCTCAATCAAATCATCCACAGTAGACTTGACCTTGGAAAACTCGTTCATGCGGTCGTAGGCCATGTTGATAATGCCGCCAGCATCGTTTGGCTGGAACACAGTGCCCACTACAGGCATCTCTGACAGGCGCTTGAACGCTTTCTCAGGTGAGTCGGACTTACCAAACGGCATACTGATAGCCTGCAAGAACGCCAAGCCTAGCGAACCGGTGTAGCCCTGCACCAACTGCTCAAGGATAATCGGAGATACGCCAGCCGTCGCGCCTATGCTCTTGGCAATCTGTGAGGTATTCTCACGGAACTGTGCTTCAGGCAACAACTTCTGCTCGTGGGGAGACATGATGTCGCGTCCTGTGTAGAACGACTTGCCAAGGCCAGCTTCGATGGCTGGGCGCATTGCCTGTGGGATGCCGAAGGAAGAACCACCGGGTATTGTGTTGAGCAAGATTTGACGGAAAGCTTGCACCGCTTGCTCGCCACCGCGCTCATTTACCATGGTGTTGTACAACGCTTCTGGCAACGCCTTAAAGATGTAACCAATCTCAAACGGAATTGGTAAGCGCACAGCCTCTTCTACGCCGGGGATACGCACAAACCAGTTGCCGTACTTCTGCTCAGGTGTAGCGTTCTGGTAGGCTTCGTCGTCCTGCATCATGGCAGCATACGCAAGGGTGCCGGCAGCAATCATCAAGCCACGAGTCAACAGCTTCTCTTGAACCTTTAACCGCTCATTGAAAGGCATCTTGCCAGTCATGGACTTGTACAGCACGTTCAGGCCTTGAATCTGTGCGTTAAAGAACGGGATCAACGAGTTGGCCATGTGGATGCTAGGGGAAGCACCGCGCTTGGTAAAGTTCATTGACTCAAGAGCCATGTACGTGGCTTCCATCTCAGACAAGCCTTGCTTGATGTAGCTGTTGTACTGGGCGCGACGTGACAACGCGTCAGCTTCCATAGAGATGCTTTCGGCCTTAGACACAAAGTCAGACCAGCCACTCTTGCCAGAGGCGATGCGGCGCATGATGTCGGTAATGTCTGCCGCACCACCCGTGAACACCTGACCGCCTGTAATGCCTCGGCTCTCAAGCGTGCCTTTGGTTGCACTGCCAATCTGTCTGAGCGCTCCAGTAACAGGAATGAAATCGGCTCCGGACAGCAACGGGGCGGCCAGCGAATCACGGAACAACTGACGAGCCGCGTACACAGGCGTTGCTGTAACGGCTTTGCGCAAGAAAGAGGCAGGAGCTGCCAGTACACGCAAAGCAAACGGCATCTGGGTTGGGATACCTTCCATGCCCTTGACCAAAATGTCAGCTGGCACGCCTGCTCTATCGGTGTCGACTTGGGCGAAGCGGTCTTCTCCATCTACCTTGAACTTGATAACGTCAGGGCCAGAGATAGCCTTGTCCGTAATCTTTGCCATGTCCATGTTCTTCAACTCAAACACAGCGTTCTTTGTGGCCAAGTTACGCAAAGCCATATCCACCATCATGTTGGTGTTTTGCACAGAGCTGACCATGAAGTCCATGATAGGTGCGTCACCGCCCACCAACTCTTGCAAGTAAGGCTGCTCTTTAATATTGCCAATACGGATTGGGTTTTCTCCACCAATCATCAGCTCAACAACGCCATTGCGCTCACGGTAGAACGGGATGTAGTCGTTGCTCTTAAGCAGAGCCTCTGCGTCGGCTTTACGGATAGCGCCAGCAGAAACGGCAAAATTTACCAGACCTCGGTTGTACTCGTTGTACTCTTGGCGAGCACGCTCAAACACATCCTTGATTGTCTTGTTGCCTTCAACTGTGGCCAGTACTCGGTCAAGTTCTGCTTGGGTAATTGTGCCGCTGAAGTTTAGCTTATCTAAGCCAACACGCTTTGCACGCAAAGCCGCCATGTAAGAAGTAAACGCACGGCTCGCATTATCGGCACCGCCCATAACATCAGAGGCTCCTTTGAGAATCTCTGACACACCACGCAGGCTTGCACCGGGTCGGCTCTCAATCAGGTACTCTTTTTGGCCGTCAGCACGAACTTTCTCCACAATCTGTAGAGCACCGTTAGCCGCGGACTGCGCCACAAAGTTCATGCGCTGGTCATACATGCGCAAGTAGTACATCATCTGGATGCCCTTGAGCTTGTCCATGACTTTAGACAGACGCTCAAATCCAGCAAAGCGATCAACCAGCTGAGTCTCAAACGCCAAACCTGTAGCGTTAACCTTGATGCTTTCGCTCCAAGTCTTCTGACGGGCAACCATCTTGTTGGAGATGTCCACAATGTCATCAAACTCAGAGTCACGCGCACGGTTCAGCCTTGGCTGGTCCAACGTCATGTCGGCTTCAGTAGGTCGTGGCACCTTAGTCATCAAGCGGTCAACGGCGGCAATAGCCGCTTCGCTCATGTTGGTTGGAGTCTTCACGCCAAGCAAGCGCAAAATGACGCTCTTGAAAGCATCCCACATGTACTTAAGCGTCCAAGGCTTGGACTGCATGTAAGTGCGCAACTTAGGACTTGTCAGTGCCTCTGCCGCAAACTCATTTAAGCTGGTAACCAGCTCGGGGTAAGGCATGCTCTTGTCTGCCTTGAGTGCGTTGTATATGGCAACAAGTTCTTTCTTGGCGGCCAACTGCTCAGGTGTCAGCTGATCTTCTGGCAAATTAAGCACACGCTCAACACCGGCGTGAACGCCTTCGTGCAAAGCTGTCTGCTCATTCAAACCATAAGTTTTGTCCAGTTCAATGAACGAGCCATTAGACGCGGCAGTTCCGTACACTGCTTCGCCGTTATCACCACGCAAGTCGTCAACCAAGCGCACTTCAGTATTACCAAGAAGCATCTTTAAGCGTTCAGCAATCGCTCTGTTGATCTCATCGTTGGTACTTGTGCTGATGTTCTGCATGATTGCAGCCGCGCTCTTCTCGGTATCGACTTCGTCTTTTAGCGCGGGGCCTTGGGACGCCACAGCCGCAGCTTGCATCAAGCGTTTAGTGCTTGGTTGAATACGAGTCACGTTGCCCAAACCGGCCAGCTCTTCGCGCTTGGCTTCCAGTTGCTCGGCAATACGAGTCTGGTTATTTGTCAGGGTTTCGATGCGTTTAGTGTCGTTAGCCGCAGTAGCGGCTTCCAAAGCAGCATCGTTGCGCCTATCCAAATCTTCCAGATAGTTCATCCGGTCCGTGATGCGTTGCAACTCGGTGTCTTTGTTGGCTTCTCTTTGTGCTTGCTTGCTAGTGACGGGGCGTGTTTTGCCAGCCTGAGTAATCTTGTTCTGGGTAGACAGCTTGCGCTCTTCTGTGGTCGTCACGTCACCCGTGCGCACATTACCTGCCGTAACCGTCTTCTTAACAACAGGACCGATCTTGCGCTGGTCAAGGCGTGTGCCGGGAATAACCGACTCTGTCTCTGTGCCAAGCTGAATGTTCTTACGGGTGATACCAGTCTTAGCTGACAAGCGGTCAAGCAAACGCTGCTTCTCACGCTTAGCCTTGTTCAGTTCCTTAACACGAGACGTACGCAGTTCTGGGCTAATACCAGACTCTTGGCTGGACTCTGTACGGGTCTTGATGTTTTGTTCAACCTTATCCAAGCGCTTTTGCGTTGCGTCAGACATGGCGGCTGCCACGGATTGAATTGGATTACCCGCAAGGTCATACTCAACTTCGTTAGAGAAAATCTGATTGACCGTATCTTCAGCTTCTTTGAGGCGCTCTATAGCATTCTCAGCGTCTTTCTTTTCTTTCTCCAACTGGTCACGCATCTTTGTCACGTCGCCAAGCATGGCTTCGTAGTCAGTGATATTGCGTGAGTAAATCTCAAGCTCGACCTTGTTGGCAATTGCCCACTTCTTGTCTTCCTTGGCTTTTGCAATGTGCTCTTTAATCAAGCGCTCATCTTTAACCAGCTGCTCCAGTTCGGTGTTGGCTTGGTCAATAACGGCATCAAGCTGTGCGTACACTTCTGGCGTAGCGTTAAGTCTTTCAGCAAGTTTACGGCGCTTATCAAAGGAAATGCGCTCACCTTCAAGTGAAGCCAGTCGGCTGTTGCGCGCATTTTCAATACGCCTGACTTCAGCATCACGGTTTTCTCTGTCCAGTTGGGTCTCTGGTGTTACAGGGAAACCTTCTCTGCGGCCAGCCAAGAACTTGTTAATAGCGTTCTGTGCGGTCTTTTCAATGTTTCTAGCGGCATCGGCAACAGGTCCAAGCGTGCGAACAAGCTCTTCTTCAGCAACAGTGGCGGCGCGGATTGTCCTGCCGTTAGTAGAATCTTCTGTAAACCTATGGTTGTTCTTGTACTCTACAACGCCCAGCTTGGCTAACAGTTTGTCAGTTTCAGCTTGTTGGTCAGCAATACGCTTTTCAGACTCTTCAATAATCTTTTGTGCAGTGCTGATTTCTTCCCGAGCTTTCTTAAGCTCAGTTCTGTTTTGGACACTTCTGTCCTGTGTATTCTTGGCTAAAGTTAACTCAAGCCCTGCGTCCAACATGTCTTTGCTTAGGCCATCAAACTTTGCAATCTCCGCCTGAAGCTGCATCTGCAAGTCGAGATCTTTGTCCAAGAACTTAACAATACGGCTTTGCGTTTGATTCAAAGCATAGAGCCTGCGCCACTTAGTTGTAGCGTCAATGATCGCTTGTTGAGCCGCCAATATTTTTGGAGCTTCTTTTAAACCACGAAGCACGTCAGCCCATGTCTGGCCTTCTTTAACCTTTTGCTCTTCAACCCCACCTTTGAATACGCTTAACGTGTTCAAAGTTTTAATTGCTTCTGCAAGCTGTTCTTTGGCTTTGAGCACCTCTTGCAAGGCGGCTTCTTCTTTGCCGGTGAAGTTGTTTACGTTGGCTGCAATAGCTTTGGTGATGTCTTCAGACGTCTTGATAGAGAACTCAAGCGCTGTAGCGGCTTGAATGTACTGCGCTTGCAAACCAAAAAGCTCAGAGTCCAAACGATTAATAAGCTGGCGCTGACTTTCTTGCGCTTCCTTAAGCATCCGCTGGGCTTCTAACAACTCTTTATTTTCCCGTGCCAAAGCTACCGAATTCATGCTGTCAATTTCAGCAATCTGGGCTTCCTTATCGGCACGAATCTTGTCGTACTTTTCTACCAGCGCATCGCTCTGTTTGCGCAGGGCGGCGGCTTTATTAGAGAACACACGAACGCGGTCAAGCAATCGGGTCAGGGTAGGACGGCCAAGGCCAATAGCCGAGCGCATCTGTTGCAGGGCATCAGAGCCGAGGAACTTATCGAACTCAGCGTAGTTGGCAAACTTGTAACCGCTGTATTCTTTGTCGCTAAACAAGTCTTCTTGAATAGCTGTAACAGGCTTAGCGGCTGTGCCCCACGCAGTTTCGCGGGTCTGTACGTCTGTCTCAGACAACTTTGCACGCTCAATAGCGTCAAGCCTTGCTTCTACTCGGTCACGGAACTCTTTGCTTTCTTGGCCAATGCTGACGCTGTACAACCATTGTGAAATGTCGTCAGCCAAAGTCGTAGGCAAAGTTCCACGGCGGCTAGGAGGCAGTGCTGTCTCTTCTCCAACAGCGGCGTTGGCCTGTACTTCACGCCAGTTATCCCCGATACGGGCAGCTAGTTTGCGTACTTCTGAAGAAGTCTTGTCGTTGGCCAGCGTGCCATCCAACTGCTTGAGCAGGGCTTCTGGTGAAGTTGTCTCAGGCGCATAAGTGCGGGTAACGCCGGGGCCTTCTGGAGAAATATAGCGGTCACGAATTTGATCCAGACCTTCTTGGATGGCCATGGCCGCGGCGTAAGGGTTGCCAAATGTACGGCGCCCTTGTGTGCGTGATTCTCTAGAGGGGTAACCAAAAGGATAGCCAGCTTCGTTAGTAAACTCTCCAGACAGTTCTTGTGCGGGAGTAAGTTGTGGCTCCTTGCTAGTACCTTTGTTGTACATGTCGCGGGTATCGCCAAAGCGTGTAATCAGATCACGCAACTCAATGTTGGCTTCTCGCTCAACAGCAATACGCTCTTGGTCCGTAAGTTTCTGCCCACGCTCAAACTCAACCTCTTTAACAAGACTATCCACCACTTTTTGACGGGCGGCGTCTAGCTCTTCCTGTTTGGCACGGCCTTTGTTGTAGCGGCTAACAATACGCACCACATCCGCATACGCTTCTTCACGGGCATCGGCCACAGCTTGGCGCTGGGCAACCTTTTCTGGCATCCGTGTGCCGCCAAGCGTAGTCTCCATAGACTGCTTGGACTCGTCCAGCATACGATTAATTTCATCTTCAGGCACGCCTTCAGCTCGCATGCGATCAAGATCAACTTGATCCAACTGGCCTGTTCTGGAAATACGGCGGGGTTGCCCTTCAACGCCAAGCTCTGCGGTCAGGCGTTTGATTTCGTCTTGATTACCAGAAGCATAGGCACGGTCCAGCGCTTCCATTTGTTGTTGGCGCTCACGCTTGGCATCCA